GGCATTCTGAAGGTGGCAAAGGTCCGCATGGGCTTTCCCGGTGAATGCGGTGTGATCGACGTAAAGATGGACGAGGGGACGAGCCGGATTGTCTCGCTCCTCTGACTTCCCCGCAACCAAGTTTCTCTGTGACGTAGTGAGGCATCAAATGGGCCAACTGAGCAAGACCGAACTGCGCAAACGCTGGCAAGCGGGCGAATATCCGGGCGTCAATCCAAGCTGGGCAAGGGAGTGCATTAAACATGGGTAAAGCAACCAAGCGCAAGACACCGCCTGTCATTCAACCCCTGGACGGCCCTACGCCCGAACAAATCCGCAAGGGCGGGGTAGAGCGAGAGGACTTCATCCACGCCGATCTAGGCCAGCGGGTGACGGCATACGTCAAGCGCAGCTTTGAGGACAACGGGCGCGTTTACAGGATGCACCACTTGGACCGGCTCAAGAAGGCTGGCGAGTTCACCGATGAACAGTATGCGGCGGGCGAGTGGTATCGGGAACAGTATGAGCGCGGCAAGTATGACAAGCCCAAGATGGCCGACCTTCACCGGGTGCAGGGCGGGGGCAATGTCCTGACGACGAACGACTGGACGCAGATGGCGCGCGACCGCTGGCGCTTGGCCCGGTTGGCGTTCCCTGCCGATATGCTGGGCTTCATGGACGCTTTTCTGATCCGCAATCGCTGGCCCAAGATGCACCACCGGGAGCGGTTTCGGACCCTTGCGCGCATCCGCGAAGCCCTTGACGCGCTGGCCCACCACATCAGAACAAACAGGGGTTGACACCGGAACATTTCGGGTATATGGAAAATCACAATGCGCGAACCGTGCGAAGTGCAAGCCGAATGGTCAGTCACCGACTTCATGGTGAAGCGCATCACGCCGCAATATCTGGCGCTTGAGCAAGACTTTCCGTCATTTGTGTATGTGATCCAGTCGGGCGAAGATGGCCCGGTTAAAATTGGATCGGCGGCAAGGCCGTCAAAACGGATTGTGAACCTTCAGACTTCATGCTGGCAGGACTTGTTCTTGCGGGCAGTTGTCCCGGCCATTGGCAACGTCGACATAGAGCAGGCGGCGCACGTTCTGGCCCGCGAACACGCAATTCGGGGCGAGTGGTTCGACCTTACGCCCGCTGAAGCGACTTGGTTTGTTCTTGAAGCAATGAGGGTGCAGGGCGTCGAGCCTAAGCCCCTCAAGGTTGTAGTTGACGGCTTCACGGTGCGGAAGCCTTGGCGATCCAAAGGTGGCCCGCCTGATTACGTTGCCGCTAGGCAAGCGGAAAAGCGCCGCAAGCTTGGCATAGATTAAGTTAGACTTGCGCCCAGCGCATAGAGCCTCGGTTAACGCCGGGGCTTTTTGATTCCACGAATAAGCCCTTCCTTTGTCACAGCGATGGGCTTGGGGTCGGTCTTCGGATCGGCCCCGTTTATTTCCGGTCTGCACGTTTCCGGCCACGGTCCTGGATGCGTCGGGCCTCCGCTGACAGCTTGCGCTTTTCCGCTTTGATCTCGGTAAGGCGGGCTTGCTCGTCAGGGGTTAGGTGGGGAAGCCAGTCGTTCATCGTGTGCGGCCCTTGCTAAGTGTATGGGCTTTGCTGTGTGCGCCGCTTGCCAGTGTTTCAAGCGAAACACGAAGGTCACGCAGTTTCTGCGGGTCGGTTTCGTCGTCGATCAGTTCGGCAAGTTCACGCATTAACCCGCTCAACCGATTGTCGGTCAAGCGGGTCACTGCAAACCAGTGTGGGTTTAGAGCACCCACTTAAAGGTTCCGTTTGCGATCTGATAGTCGGTGAGGGCAATCTCAGCTTCGGCGAGGCGGTGATAAAGGTTCATGCAAACCTGTTCGTCCGCGTCATGGATTGCCTTAACTTCGGCATAGAGGCTGTCGTAAGCTGCTTGAAGGGCGGTTTCGGTAGTATTCATTTGCTTGTCTCCGTCTTGATGTCCACCTTATAGCGCGGAATGTCCGCACTGACAAGCGGAAAATGCACATTCGCTAAATTATTTTTGGACCACGCTGCGTCCTCCCTCGCAGCCGGTCCCGTCCACACCCCACCCTTCGCAATGAGCAGGCGCTGGAACCGAAGCGCATACGGGCTGGCGCGCGTGTGGACGGTGGGGTTAGTGCTTCGGTGCTAGCCCCTAAATTCAGGGACTTGACCAATTCCGCCCTTGAAACAAAGGTGGAACATGGTAAAGTCTTGCATGGCTAAAGTAGATAGAAACGCGATCACGCCGGAATATCTGGCCGCCGTCATTTCATATAATCCCGAAACGGGCGAATTGCACTGGAAACATCGCGCAGATCGCGATGACCAATGGAACGCAAGGTGCGCCGGTAAGCGGGCGTTTACGTCCGTTCAAAGTAGGGGCTACCACAGCGGCGGCGTCGATGGTCATACCTTTATTGCCCACCGGGTGGCGTGGGCAATATATTACGGCAAGTGGCCGCAAAACCAGATTGACCACCTAGACGGCAACAAGCGGAACAATCGCATTGCTAACCTGAGGGATGCTTCGGTTGTTGAGAACAACCGGAATATGCCGGTGTCCAAGCGAAACGCGACCGGCGTTCTCGGAGTAGTTTGGCTTCCGCAGCGCCGAGTTTGGCGAGCCGAAATTATGGTGGACCGCAAAATGGTCCGACTTGGTTGCTTTGCCAACAAGGAAGACGCCGTGTCGGCTCGTAAAGACGCCGAAGGTAAGTTTGGGTTTCACCGGAACCACGGCCGCCTCTGATTTACGGAGCCTGTAACATGGCTGAAGGCGATTGCGAAACTACGCAAGAGAAACGCATTGTCGGCAGGCCGTTTGAAAAAGGCAATCCCGGCAGGCCCAAGGGTTCGCGCAACAAGCTGGCCGAAGCTTTCACACAAGCATTGCATGACGACTTCATGGAGCATGGCGAGGCTGTGATTGCCACAGTCCGCGCCGAGAAGCCCGATCAATACCTGAAGGTCATTGCCTCGCTTGTGCCAAAGGACGTCAACCTTAACGTAAACAACCTGGATGATTTGAGCGATGCAGAACTTGCAGAGCGCATCCAGTCCCTTGCCACGACACTTGCTCCTTTCATCGCTGGCGGAACTGGAAGCGCTGACCAAAGCGCTGAAGGCCCGCAAGGCGAGGGAAAGCCTGCTAGGGTTCACTGAATACACGAACCCGGCTTATGTCGGGGCCGCGCATCATATGCTGATCGCGGAAAGGCTGGAAGCGGTAGAGCGGGGCGAGATCGACCGGCTAATGATATTCATGCCGCCGCGTCACGGCAAATCGGAACTAGCGTCAAAGCGTTTCCCGGCTTGGTGTTTGGGGCGCAACCCTAGACGGCAGATCATCGCGGCAAGCTATAACAGCGACCTCGCCAATGACTTCGGGCGCAACGTTCGCAACATCGTGGCTGAGCCTGAGTTTGGGCAAGTGTTCCCCGGCGTAGCACTGGCAACCGATAGCGCGGCGGCTAACCGAATGAACACCAACCACGGCGGCGCTTATGTCGCTGCGGGCGTCGGCACGGCGGTTACAGGGCGCGGCGCTAACATTGCGCTGATAGATGACCCGTTCAAAGACCGCGAAGAGGCTGACAGTGAGCGGCGGCGTGAACTGGTCTGGGATTGGTATCGTTCAACGCTCTATACCCGTTTGATGCCGGGAGGCGCGATTGTCTTGATCCAGACCCGCTGGCACGAAGATGACTTGGCGGGCCGCTTGCTCGACCAGGAGCGAGATCAATGGGAAGTGCTAGAGCTTCCGGCGATCAATACCCAAGGCAAGGCGCTTTGGCCCGAATGGTATGACGAAACGGCGCTGGCCCGCATCAAGGCCACAATCGGCCCGCGTGAATGGTCGGCGCTTTACCAGCAGCAACCGCAACCGGACGAAGGCACGTTCTTCAAGCGGGAATGGTTCAAGAACTGGCAACAGTTGCCCAAGCTTCGGTATTACGGGACGAGCGATTACGCTGTGACTGATGGTGGCGGCGATTACACGGTCCTGACCATTTGGGGCATTGACGGCGACGGCGACGTTTACCGCGTTGCGCAGTGGAAGGGCCAGACCGCTTCTGACGAATGGATTGAGCGGGAACTGGACCTGATCGCCAAATACAAGCCGCTGTGCTGGTTTGGTGAAGGCGGCGTGATCCAGAAGGCAATTGAGCCGATGCTCAACCGCCGGATGCGCGAGCGCAACGTCTATTGCCGGTTGGAGTGGTTGCCTAGCGTGGCCGACAAGCCAACGCGGGCGCGAAGCTTTCAGGCAATGGCCGCAACGGGCCGAGTGCATTTTGAACCGGGCGCAGACCTGAGCGAGTTTCTGGTTTTCCCCGCTGGCAAGCATGACGACGAAGTGGACACCGCAAGCCTGATCGGGCGGGCGATTGACCAAGCGCACCCGGCGATTGTCCGGGCAGAACAACGCAAGGCCCCCGGCGACCGCTGGGACCGGGCATTCAAGGGTAAGGAGGAAAACGCTTCATGGAAGACAGCGTGACCCTTGAGCAGCTCGTCCGCGAGTTTGAGGCTGCCGAGGATGCAACCGTGGACGCGCGCCGTAATGCGGAACGCTGCCAGGATTACTTCGACGACAAGCAACTGACCGCTGAGGAAGAGGCCACGCTTAAGAAGCGCGGCCAGCCTGCCGTTGTCTTCAACGAGATCAAGCCCAAGGTCAAAACGATGCTGGGGCTGGAAAAGCAGACCCGCAAAGACCCCAAGGCATTCCCGCGCAACCCGCAGGACGAAGACTCGGCAAGGGCTGCGACGGACGCAATCCGCTTTGTCTGCGATGACAGCAATTGGGATGACGTTCGTTCGAAGGCCGCAAAGAACATCGCCATTCAGGGAACGGGCGTTGCCTTTGTCGGGGTCAAGCAGACCCGCGCTGGTTACGATCCTGACATTCGCCGCATCGGTTGGGATCGGTTCTATTACGATCCGCACAGCAGCGAAGACGACTTCGAAGATGCCAAGTTCAAGGGCATTGTGGTCTGGATGGACCTCGA